TTATCGACTGCATTACGAAATCAAGAAAATTCATTAAGACGTACTGAGTCGACAAGAAGTTATGACCAAACAATTGCTGATATACGAAAACAACGAGTGTTATTAGACGAAGCTACGGCTAAATACAATGCTGCTAAAGAAGAAGCGCAACAAGTAGGAGAAACTACAGGTACTCTTGATAATCTTACTTTTTCAGGGCGAACATTTGAGGGAGAATTTTCTGACGAAATAAACAGATACTTAAAAGTAGCTGATGACACGGGCATTGGTGGATTAGTCAGAAAATTTAATAACTTTGCGCGACCGCTCATGGCAACCCTTGACTTTTCGGCTATTGGTATTCAAGGACTTCTTGCAATAGGTATGGACCCTATTGGCTCAGCCAAAATGATTGCAATCTCATCATATGCATTAAAGAATCCTAGATTTTATGACAGGTTCATAGTAGATCATGCTGAAATGATTGACTCGTTTATTAAAGACGGAGGGTATTGGGCAAAGCTAGATGACATGGGTGAGTTCATGTTTAAAGGTGGAGTTACAAATTTACCTGTAATTGGTAAAGGTGCAAAATGGTCGAACCATCACTTTAGTCGTACTGGTAACTTGTTGCGATTACAAATGTATAAGAATGCAACGCAAAACAGAGGGGCGTTTAAGAAATTAGGTTTGCAAGGCCAGATGTCAGGAAAAGACATCGCCACGCGTGAAGATATGATTCAATCTATTAACGAAGCTACTGGATTTAAAGCAGGTGTACCTTCAGATTTAGGAACTGCAATCTTTTTTGCACCACGTTATTTTAATTCTCAATTATCAATTCTTAAAAAGGCTGCGTATAAAGATGGTCCTGATGGAGCATTAGCTAGAGATATGATCGTTCGCACAATGGCAGTTATGAGTTTAGCTACATGGGGATTGAACGAAATGAACGGTGAGGAAACTGATTGGAGTCCTATACGGTACGACATGGAAGGGAAACCTCATTGGGATTCCAACTTTATGCGAGTAAGAACTCAGGGACAAGATGTATCGTTGTTTGGTTCATGGGATTCATTACTAGCATTATTCGGGACTGCTGTAACTGAAGGACCTACAAGTGCAGCTACGCGATTAGCACGTACAAAAGCCAGTCCATCTATGGGACGATTGTTTGATCTTATTATGGAAGAAACATTTACAGGTGGTGAGGTTAATTTTAGAACATCTGATCCAAGAGTTATTGGACTATCGTTTTGGAACTTAATGAGACAACAAGCTCCGTTTACTGTACAAGACTTAATGAATGAAGTGGCGCAAGACCCAGAATTTTCAATTTCAGACCCATCTACATACACTCGTCCTAGCGTATTAGCTGTAGGTTCTAACATAACAGGTATTAAATCTGCACCTGTAACAGCATACGAACGTCGCGATGATAGGTCTCAACAGCTATATGGCCGTGATTGGAAAGAGCTTACTTCTACAGAAAAAAATGAGGTTGAAGCTGAATTCCCTGAAATTATAAGAGCCATTGATGCACGTAATCAGACGCTAGCAGATCGCGGTGATATGGACGCTATTCTTCGTGTAAACGCTACCAAAGCTGAGGCTACTGCGGCAGAAGAAGCTAGAGAGTTAGCTATATTAGTAGAGTCTGGTCAAATTCCTAGAGAAGAATTTGGCAAACAGTTTAGAAATATTAAACATGACCTAGCTGTAACTAAGCAAGCATATTACAACGCCGCAGGTATAGATTACGCTGAGTCAGAAGACCCTGTATTACGTGCAGTAGGTAGATACTACGACATAGTAAACGACCCATCATTGCTTATAGGTAACATTCGTAATTGGGACCAAATAGATGAGCGCGTATTTGTATTACGAGAATCATTAGCTCCAGATGAACAAACTAGATTCGACCAGTTCTTTGATTTAAATTATGGACAATGGCCTAAAGAACTGCATGAGTTTATACGGATGGATAATTACGTTAATAAAGAAACTGAGTATTGGGATCAGTTAGATTTAGCATTTGATAAAAGAAAAACTGTTCTAAGTGGAATTGCTTCAGCTAGGGGTCTGGACCCAATTAATACATATGACGAGCTAGTGACGGCTATTAATACTGCTACAAGTCAAGGCGAACTTAATGTATTAACAGCACAATTAAAACTTATTGACAAAGAGAGTGCTAGATTGCGTAAACAATTACGCAGATTAGATCCAGATTTAGACGTTGCGTTGTATATTACACGCGGTTTAGTTCCAGTAACACCACAAGGTAAGCTAATGGCTCGCTCTAAGAGAAAGTTCTAGTAGTTGACGGGCATAGCTAACCACTTATAAACTTATGCAAACAGATGTTCTAAGGAGGAACAATGACGCAAGAAGTAGATGCTCAAGTCGAGTGGACTACAGAAGCTGATGTCACTGAAGATACCGATGCGCAAGCGGCTCTTAGTGATGACGTTGAAGTACAAGCCGATCCAGATCCATCCACACTTATAAGCTCGTTACAGTCGCAGCTAGACCAACTAAAGAAAGATTTTAGTGACAGTAAACACGTCACTAATCGAGCTACTAGTTCTCTAGACCGCCTCACAAACAGGCTTGATGAGTTTGCCACTAAATCAGATCTTGAAAATACTCAAGAATCTATTGCAGGTATACGTAGTTTGATGGATGTTGGATTATCCGATGTAATGTCAGATGAAGGGAAAAATGCTTTAGCCGAACAACGGCAAGAGGATACTTATTCCCGCGCGTTAAATTCTGCAAAGAATGAATTGAGAGAAGAACTGAGTAGTGCATCTCCTGACTCTGTGGCTGGTCAAGTCACTGACGATCAACTTAATGATGCCGAACGCAGAGCGTCGGAAGCCTCAAGTCGTGTGTATGGGTATGCAGAAGCAAAGGGTATATCTGCTGATGAAGTCGCTAAGATGCCAATATGGGATCAACAAGGGCGTACATTAGAAGAAGCTATTACCAACGCAAAGGAGTACATAGATACTATGTCTGAAGGTTCTGATTCCCGATTAGCACAACGTAAAGAAGCTGCCGCAGGTTCTCCCGAACGCGCAACAACAAGTAGTTCAGTGTTGACTATAGATAAAATGAAAAATATGTCACCGCAAGAGCTAATGAAGATTCCAAAAGAAATTCGTCAGAAAGCTCTCCGAGGTGGCTAACTATTAGCTAGGAGAAATCATGTCTGTAGACAGATTTATTCCTTCATTATGGGCTGCAACGCTACTGGAAAATCTTAACGATGCCCACGTTGCGGTAAACCTATGTAACCGAAACTATGAAGGTGACATAGACCAGATGGGGGATACCGTCCGAATTACATCAATCGGGCGTGTAACTATTGCTGATTATGTAAAGAACACAACTGCTATCACACCTGAGACTCTTGACGATTCTCAACAGGTGCTCACGATAGATCAGGCGAAGTACTTTGCATTTGAAGTAGATGATGTAGACGCTAGGCAAGTACGTGACGATGGTGCGTTGATGGACGTAGCCATGCGTGACGCAGCTTGGGGTCTTGGAGATGCTGCTGACGTTTCGGTGTTGGCTGCAATGCAAGCACAGGTAGACACAGGTAACGCTCTCGGAGCCATGACCATTGGTACAGGTAACGTCGATGCGTATGAGAACCTTGTTGATCTGTCACAGAAGTTGGACGAAAACAACGTGCCACGATCTGGCCGTTGGTGTGTAATCCCACCGTTTTATCACGGTTGGTTACAGAAAAACGCTAACTTCGTGTCATACGGTACACAAGCAAACCGTGAAGACCTTGAGAACGGAATCATCGGTGCTGCTTCTGGTATGAGGATTATTGTTTCTAACAACCTTCCTTCTGCTGGTGCAGGACGAAATTACGTTATCGCTGGTCACGCAGACGGTGTTACTTATGCAGAGCAGATTAATAGTGTTGAAGGATACCGACCTGAGTCGGCCTTCTCTGACGCTATTAAAGGCTTGCACCTCTACGGATACAAAATTACGCGACCATACGTGTTGGCTACCGCCGACTGTATTTCAGTATAGGAAAGGGGATAGACAAATGGCAGTTACAGCAGTAACACTCACAGAACTAACCCTTAACGAAGCAAGTGCGGATTTGCCAGTTGCGGCTTGGACCGCGATTGCCACTGGGGCTGATGGATTCTCTTTGGATGTGACGGGTGTTGGTTCACCTGTACTTCTAGGGTTTATTGACTCTGCTGGTGGTGCGAACAACGTAACAATCACGGCTGGTGACAGACCACCAGCGCAGGTACAGGGTCAGGGCAACCTGTCTATCACTATGGCTGCGAATGACGTGAAGTATGTAACGGTTGAGTCTGGTCGTTTCGAGCAGAATGATTCCACTATTAAAGGAATCTCTGCTGGGAACAATACCAAGATGATTGCGTTCTTGCTACCAGTTAACTGGGGTTAATACGTTAAACTATGAGAAGGGGATACTCACTGGGGAGGACTCCCCTTCTTTTAGCTAAGGAGATAACATGGTTCGCCAAGCATTACGCTACCAAGTTTTAGACAGTTCTGGTGTGCCGATATCTGGTGTGAGCATACAGGTCGCACAATTAGACACTACCACCAATATCACACAGACAATGTACGCAGGGCTTACAGGCGGGACAACTATCGCCAACCCTCTCATTAGTGACGCATCAGGTTGGGTACAGGCATACCTCAATGGTGCAGACGCAGTGGCATTAAAGCGTGTGACAGTTATTCCTACCCTCACAGGGTTTACATTTACTACGAGGAACGTACAACTCGGTTCCGATTACGGCGTATTAGACGCAGGAGACGCACCCCTTACGGGTACTACCGTCGATGCCACAGACAGATTCAACATGGCTCGCGGCTCAGGTGGCGATCCCGCATCACTGCAAACAGGTGATATGTGGTACAACACCACGGACAACAAGCTTTACTGGCGTAATAACTCAGGCACACAGGAAGTCAGTACGGCTTCTGGTGACATTACAGGCGTAACCGCTGGTAGCGGACTTACAGGCGGCGGCGTATCGGGCGATGTCACTCTTAATGTAGGTGCTGGTAACGCTATCAACGTGGACGCAAACGACGTAGATGTCAGCGTCAATGCCGCTGCAGCAGCAGTTACTACTCTGGCAGAAGGTGACAAGTTCCTCATCGCTGATGTCGATGATTCTAACGTAACCAAGAGCGCGACGGTCTCTCAGATCGCAGCCACAATGTTGGACGCTGGCAACAACAAAGTGTTCTATTCCAATACTAGTGGGGCTATCACAGAGTTACCTCTAGGGGCATCGGGAGAAGTTCTCACTTCGCAAGGTGCGACGAGTGCTCCAAATTTCTCTGCTATTCCTGCTCCTGCGAGTGGTGGCACAAAAGAAATGACAGCGACTGGTGCTATATCTGGTGCTGGTGTCGCAGTTGCGTTGAATAGTGATGGCACTGTATCAACGATTGCTGACACTCGCGCAGATGGTTCGCGCCCTGCAACGGGTGCATTGTTTGAAGCGGGCGGGGTGAATTGGGTAACGTGCGGATACGACCCTGATACTGGAAACGTGTGGACTGCGTATATTGACATCGGTAATGGTGATGTGCCTACTGTAGCGATGGGATCTGTATCAGGCTCGGCTATTACATGGGGCACACCATTAGCTTTAGAGTCTGCCTATACGAATTGTCAGAATTTAGATGCGGTGTATGACACCACATTGAATCAACTCTGGGTTATTTACACTAAAGAGGCGAGCACCTACGACCATAAAGTTGCTTCCTGTACGTTCTCTGGTACAAGCGTTACAAATAACGGAACGCCTATAAGTATCCGCACAGGGTCCTCAAGTATGTCCGACCACGAAAATAATGTGATTTTTAGTGAGTCAGACGGTCGAGCCATCGCCTGTTGTACTGACTCTAACAATTCATATCGGACCGATTTTTACAAACTGACTATTTCTGGTTCAACGATTACAGCTACTGCCGCGAGCAATACTACAGCGGCTGGTGGTCGTAGTAGCACGTATTATCCGCGTTGCGATTGGGATTCCCAAAACAACCGAATTGTTCGGGTATCGCATAAAAGTAAAATGTTGATAGCCGAGGCGTACAGTTATACAGATGCAACCCCAACGGTCGCTCTTACAGCAGGGCCAATGAATATCAACGTCACTGCGCCTCAAAACACCACGGCACACTCGCATCAAATTTATTATGACGATGTAAACAAATTCACTCATGTTGGATATCGTGGCAATACTGATAACGAAGCGGTGGTAATTGCGCTTCGACTAACAAGTGGAACTGACTTTGCGGCATCTCGACCTTTTGGATTTAGTGGTGAAACAGACTTAACAAGCAGCTACCCACCATTAGTGAATTTTGCGGTGGATCAAACCAGCGGAAATCTGTATGTAACTTATACGGGTAACGACGACAGTGTGCATGGCGTACCTTTAGGAATCGGGCAAAATATGGAATACGTGCTTGCGGGTGAAGACCTTATATATAACTACACCACAGGCACGGGTCCAAACGGTACGGCGCAAAATGTTGGTCCATATACAGGCGGAAAAATGATCGTGTGTTGGGCGAATAACAGCAACGGTTACGACGGGACGGGCAATATCTACACGATGCCCACGGGTCAGACAACAGCTCCAAATTTCTTTGGTATTTCTGAGGCAGCTATTTCGGGTGGTTCGGCTGGAACCATCACAATTATCAGTGGAACTAATACCGATGTAAGCGGACTAACGCGAGGAAGTGATGTGTATTTGACGGCAGCAGGAGCTTATTCGACCACACCTACATCACCCAATTACGGAAAGATCGGAACCGCCACTTCAGCGACCGCAATACTGATAACGGGTACAGGTAATCAAGCAGCGTCAGGAGCATAGCCGATGAAACTAATTAGATCGAAAGTTTCGGGCGAACTGCGGTGGATCTTCAAGGACTCAGACACAGTGTCCCTTGATGATACAAAACTGGCGGTAACCGAGACTGATTTAGACAGCGCCACGCAATCATGGGAGCGTACCGATATTACAAATGATGATTGGGAACTCATTTCTGCTACGGCTGAGGAATACTTGCTGGGTACGGTTCATGACCGCCCGTATTTTAATTCTGATACATACAGAAATAACGAGCGACGATAGGAGCCTGACATGGTAATGGGTCCAGTAGGTATAGGATTCCCGACTAGCGCCAGTGGGGTCACCACAACGTCAGGGTGTGATCTTCTCGTGGGGTTCAGTAAGTTTATCAACGATTATTGGGCGGACACGACTACGAGTGCAGGGTCAGGTACGTTCAATACGCTCGTAGACACGTCGTTAGCTCGCTTTGGTGACGACCAGATCATTGATTTCTATGTCAGAATTACAGGTACAGGGAATCTTCAATACGATGTAAGGCGCATTACTCAGTTTGTGTCTGCTACAGGGACTGTGTTTGTTGACCCACCGTTCAGTGAAACAGTGGCTAGTGGTACGGATTACCAGATACATCGGTACGATCCGTCGCTCAAGTTCGAGTGTCTTGATGAAGCGCGATTACGAGATGATGTGTTTGAACACGCTTTCAGGTTGATTTATGACGATACAACTACATCCGATGGGCTGAATGATAGCTATGATGTGAACCCTGATATTCGTTCAGGCCCGATGTATATTTTTGTAGAAGATCCTCAATCAATTACCCCTGAATGGAATGTTTTAAGTAATCCAGTAGGCAATACGACTACAAGCTGGACGGTGAGCAACACCACAGCCACGATAGTCAGCCAAACCAACACGGATCGCTTGATTCCAAAGTACGACACAAGCTGCATGAAGCTTTCTACTGCTGCTGCCACTACTGGTACTCTGGCACAAACAGTTGGCAGTATGTCCATAACAGCCTCACAAGCCGCAGGACGGCGCATGACGTTCGGAATGTGGGTGAATACTCGGGACACCTCTGGGGTCAGAATTCAGCTTACTGACGATGATGGTGACACTGCCTCTTCGTTGCATGGTGGGACAGGTTGGGAGCTGCTTACGGTAGAGAAAGACATCTCTCCGACGAACGCCGCCACGTTGACAGCGACCTTAATTGTGGCAGGCGGAACTACAGGTGCGACCGCATTCTTTAACCGCGCATGGCTCTACTACGGGGAGTCCAATCTTATACAGGACGTGTACCCATTTAGAGACGCGCATTTACTACGCCGTGATGCTACAACACAGCGCGTAAAATTAGCATGGGTTCCTGTTGCGGGGCGGCAAATTCGTATGGTAGGCAGACAGTATTTATCTACACTAGGAACAGTTCCTAGTACTCAATGTACTAATACTATGGAACTTGATGAAGGAAGTGCGCAAATTTTGTACGGCGCAGCGGCAGAAATTTTATTTGAGCGTGAAGGGTTAACAACGGAAGAATTTGAAGCTATTGCTAGACGAATTCAAATTATAGATAGAAAGAAGGATGCTACAAACGCATGGGGATATATTATTCCGCAAGTTCCTATGATTCGTAGCCCTTACCAGTAATGTCTCTTATTAGTACTGGCTCTCGCGTAGATACGCCATATGATGTTTACCTAGAAGTAGACAACCAAAAAGTTGGCTTTATGCTTCACGAGCATGAAGGAATAATGGGGTATCGAGCATCTTTAGCTGATCAAATTACGCCACAATTTAATACTGCTTCATATGATTACGCTTCTGTGCCTATTGAAGTAGAAATTCCAGTAGCGTATGAAGAATGGCAAGGTGGTTGCGGATTTAACTCAGTGGAGTATGAAGAAGCAGGATCGCTTACTAAATATTCGTTTACAAGGGGTGTGGATGCGAGCTACGCAGGACGTTTGTATGCAGGGCCATACCATTTTCAAAACTATCAAATAGGGTCAAGTGACTTTTTTACTCAAGGAGATGCAAAAACTCCTGTAGTTAAATTTATGTATTCGCCATCGTCTGGTCGGTTATGGGCTATTGGTGGTAGAAAAATGTATTACCACAGTGCATCTAATTTATGGATTGAGCAAACTAACATGGCTTTGGCGGATGGTTATTACTTCAGCGATATAATTGATTTTAATGACACATTGTTTGTAACAGTAGCTCAGACAAGCAACAAAGCTCCCGTTAATTATTATTACTCTACTAATGCAGGAGTTACATGGACCCAATCGACATTAGCAAATTCAGCAGTATTGTTTTTTGTTATACGTGGAGAAACTTCTAGTGCCGCTGTGCTGTGGTCGTGTGATGGAAACGGTAGGCTTCGTACAAATGTTGACGGAACTAATACTGGTGGCGCGTGGTCTAATGCTATAGCTATGGGAACAACTACTAACGATTGGGTGACAGGGTTAGAGGTTGTGGGTAATTATATATATGTATTTAAAGTAAATTCTATTTGGCGATCAGATGGTAGCGATTCGTTAAATGTATGGGAAAGCCGCAGTGATAATGAAGTGTGGGATGTCAATGCAGGTAATGGATCTCGTCCGTATGTGTGGATTGATGGGAAATGTTACGTACAATATGGACGTAGGCTGCTACAAATTGATGCAATAAATAACTCTTTGACTATTGTGTGGCCCCCTAGCGCAGCACAGGTTGGAACTGAAGAGTTAGATGGACGCATTACGGGAATTACTGGCGATTCTGATTGGATATATTTTTCATTAGTAAATAATCAAGGCGTGTCATACATTATGAAAGGGCAACCAAATACAACTAATTGGCACACCTTAACTTTTACTGAAACTCCTGCAATTAAAGGGATTTATGTAGCTGGAAGCAGCATTCTGGGGTCTACAAATTCATGGATTTTGTACGGCACAGATGCAACAGGTAGTAACCCGCCCACATCAGGAACACTTCGAGGTATTGTGTTGCCTAAAACGGGAATGCTACCTGATACTGACCCTGATTATAAGTTTGCTCAGTCAAGTGATAATCAATACATAGTAGGATCGTGGATGGATGTAGGGCAAGCATCATCGCCAAAGCTACTTAACGGAGCGAGATTATTATCACGAGGGTCTAATGAATCATCGCCTACAACTATAAGTTATGTAATAGATTCAGATGATTATCAAGATACATTTCAACAAAATGTTCAACGTGGTGATATTACGGGCACAGTTATAGGCACATCTACAGATAACGATACGACGTTTAATATTACTAATGAAATTAGATTTAATAAAATTAGATACATTTTAAAAATGACTCGTCCTGTAGGTGGGACAAACGTAGCATCTGTTGAATCGGCTGTATTAGACACTACTATTGCACCTGATCGGCGGAGGATGTTTGAGATGGATTTTGTGGTTGCAGATGACTTATCCCTTAAAGGCGGGGGTAAATCTCGTTACGGTGCAAAAGTGTCGGAAGAGTTTTTGTTTAACTCAGCGAACAGGCTGATTACTTTAACCGATATTTTTAATCGCACGTATTCAGTTAAGATGTTGAGTTTAAGATCCTCTGGAGTCATTCCGCAAGATGGACGAGACACGCAAGTGTACACCGTGTCATTCGCTGAAATCAACCAGCTAACTGACATCGGTGAGGTTTTGATCTATGATACAAGTGCGTGGAACACGGGAAGGATATATAGCTAATGGCTTTATCTAATGTTACAGCGGGCGATACAGCGTTAGCTGCTGACCTTAATCAATATAAGGAAGCGTTGGAAGGAACTCGTACCTTTGCTCCAACTATCGTAGCTACTTCAGGAGCTGACATAACTATGCGTTTAGCTGATGCAGGTGGCGCAAGGAAGATGATTGTAGAAAATTCGGCTGGTACTGACAGTCTTGTTGTTAGTTCTAACGGTACGGTAACTCCTACACAATTAGTAATAACTGGTAGTTCATCTCCATCTGCCACAGACGCAGGATATATACAGTATAACTCTACAAAAAATGTTCTTGCATATGGGAATGGCACACAGATTGTTGAAGTAGCTGACGGTGCAAGTACTAATCTTGCATTACTTAGTGCCGAGCAAACGATTAACAACACCGCTACGTTAACCACATTGGCGGACTTCACCACTGCATTAGTAGCAAACGCTACATACGTCGCTGAGTTTGTGTTGATCTACCTATCAGGTACAACACCAGACGTAAAGTTTAAGTGGGACATCGGATCGGTATCAGGCTGCACGATTGAATGGGGGCAGACAGGATCGTCAGCAATTAACGCGGCTGCTCCGTCTGGTGGTGGAGCGATTACAACCTACAACTCCATGCACGACCAGACTCAAACAATGGCTTTGGCAGGTCAGGGTACGGGTGCTGATAACAAAGTGGTCGTACCTATATTTGCCACAATTCACAACAGTTCAACAGCAGGGAATTTGAATTTCCAATGGGCGCAGAACACTGCGAATGGTAGTAACACATCACTACTGGTAGGTAGCTACATGAAAATCACAAGGAATGCGTAATGGATTTCAGCAACATCAAAATGTCGATAGGCATTGTAGTTGCCATCATCGCTCAAGCATTCGGGATCATCTGGTACGTGGCTCAGTTGGATTCGACTGTTGGAAATCTGTCCTCTACCGTTGGAGTTATTCAGGAAGAACAAACCACCGTTGACATTGCGGTGTTGCAAAACGACATTGAAGCACTGAAAGACAAGATCGCCATGACTCAGGAGATGGCGCGTATGTACACAGTGGGGAAAGCATTTGATTCATCTGAACTAGAGGAAGCTATCGAGGATCTTGAAGATCGCGTAGATGATTTGGAAGATGACTGATGGATGAGAATAAAAAGCCCTCTTTCTTTAAGAGGATTTTTCAGATTAAAGATGTCCACTTACCACCGATTAGAATCGGTGCACCTAAATGGAAAACGCCTGAAATTAATGTACGCCTACCGTCATTAAACGGTTGGCAGCCACCCAACCTGCGGGTTGCTTCACTTAAAGGTCTACACATTACGGGGGGCGTGTGGAAAGTTGGTACTTGGGGAATTGGGGTGGGTCTGTTAGTTACAGGTTTTGCTATTGGTACGTCAGTCGTGTTTACCAGAGCAGCACCTCATTTCCCCGAGCCAGCGCAATATCATGTAGCTGCGGTAGCTTCTGACCAGACCCTTAAGGTCGGGGAAGAGTGGACGTTTGAAGACAATACGTCATCTGTAGAGCGTGAGCTACAGGTAAATACATTACAGATCAACATGAGTGGAGCTAGAGCTGCGGACATTAGCATTACGGACCTAGAGATTGGTAAGGCAAACTTAGGGAGTACGGCTGCTATTCAAATACTAGGTGACACATCAGGTTCAAACGCATTCTTTTTAGAGTGTGATGAAATAATTATTACAGGTGTAGAAGCTAAGACGTTTAGCCTAGCCAACTCAGAGATATTTACGCTAAATATTCTTAATAATGTGGCAGACGGTATCTCCGTAGGGCCTACACTTAACGCAGCGGTGCTTGATATTACAGTCACCAGCACCCGTGGGGCGGTTAAAGTACCTGCGGTCACCAGTGGTTCCTTCGATAAGATACTCATACACACTGCTACGGCTGCATCTCAGTGCCGTACATTAACCATATCTAACGTGTCTGCGTATGGAAGTGGCATAGACCTAGACCATATTAAGGCGGGAACTCTGACGATTAGCTCTAGTAAGATAGGTGACGGCACAGGAATCGACGCTCCGAGCTTCATAATCGCGAACACAACCAAGATTCAAGTGCTTAATGCCACAGGAAATACGGAAGCACCCGTTTCCGTTAAGTAACAATGAAGCGTGTAATAGCCGCTGGTCTTGCCTTGAGTATGCTCATGCTCTTACCAGCTACCTTGCCTAATGTGGTGCATGTATCGTATGCAGTACCCCCTCCGTCTATTGTGCAAGTACACACACCCTTCGTAATGGCCCCTGTAACGCCGCTCAGCGAGGGTATAGGTGCGAGGATGACTAAAGACATTACTCTTTCTACCGATACTGCTGCGAATGATTTAATTTTTCTGTCTCGATGGGAATTGCTTAACGTATTAGCACAAACAAGTTGGCGTTCGTATGTAACAGCACATATGTACTACGTAGAAGAAATAGACCGTTGGTTTTACGACGACTTTTATGCTGTGAAGCTGTATGATCTAATGATGTGTGAAAGCTCAGGCAGGATAGATGCCATAGGTGACATAGGGATTGGGACAGGTATTTCCGTTGGGTTGTTTCAAATAAACACAGGGTACTGGCCTGAGCTGGCTAAAAAGTACCACCTGTTTAGACCCGTAGACAACGCACAGGCCGCGTATGAGATCTGGGAAATACAAGGGTGGGACGCTTGGAGCTGCCATGACAGATGACGAGCCTAAAAAAACCAGTAGTGGCACTACCATTACAGGCGTTCAGCTATTGGTGGGGATCATCTTTGTCCCCGTAGTCATGGTTTGGTTGGCTCTAGGAGCTAGGATTATCTGGTCAGCTACAGGTAACGTAGAAACTTTACAAAATATTGAGGGGCTTTTGACGGCGCTCGCGGTTCTCAGCCTACCTGTATCGATGGGGTTGGGTAAATTATTTGAAGCGTTTAGCAATGAGATTGATATACGCAGGAGGGATGATTGATGTATGAGTATAAGGTAACTCTAGACAGGGTCGTTGATGGCGACACAGTGGATGTGCATATAGATTTAGGGTTCGATGTGTGGTTATCAGGCCAAAGAATAAGACTAATGGGACTCGACACATGGGAGAGCAGGACAAAAAATTTGTCTATCAAGGCCAAAGGATTACTAGCAAAGGAATTCACCAAGCACATGGTATCTGAGGCTGAGGAAATAATACTGGTGAGTCATGGGAGGGGAAAGTACGGGAGAATTTTGGGAGAATTGATTTGCGACGGAGTGAATCTCAACGACGCGTTAATAGAGAATGGTCATGCTGTGGAATACTATGGTGGGACTAAAACATTAAAGAGCTAGGAGTCGTGTATCGAATGGCTACTGGTTGTATTACTGCTATTAATAATTATAGAATGGGGATTGGAGATAGAAGATGGCAAGACTAAATTTCGCAGGAACTTTAGATGGATTAACGTACTCTGGCTTTCCTGTAAGCGGAACTGTATCAAGTTTCTACGGTGTTTTAAGACCTGAACTAAGTTCAGGTAAGGGGCATTCGGGCAATGACATTGCTGCTCCTATCGGAACACCTGTGTACGCACCTATGGATGGAGTAGTTAATGATGTATTCACGACTGAAGAAACAGTCGCGTGGAGGAAAAATGTGGCGGCTATCTTTGGTAACTCTGTTTTCCTGCGTCACAATGACAGCACTGGTGGTCTTATTGGGTACACTTTATACGCTCATTTCAATGCCGCGCCGAGTGTCCGCCGCTCTGAATCCGTCAGTGTCGGACAACAAATAGGAGAGATTGGCTCTACAGGGCAATCAACTGGACCCCATTTACATTGGGGCTGTACGGTAGCAGATAACCCGTACTTCTCTAGGTCTAAAGGGCTGAACGATGCCTTTAAGTTTCTAGGGGAACCGCCTACAGGCGATGTTAATAAACAGCAATTAGCCTTAATGGATCAAGTACAGACATCTATGGATCAGATAGATGCTGCTCAAAGCGCGTTAAAGGATGCGTTTGATTCTGCAATGGGGCTAGTAGATGATATGGAGAACTAATGAACGAAGAATATAGGGATATTTTGGAACGTGCCGCGTCAACCGCAGTGCAAGCTGCGGTGGGGGTGACGGCAGGTATGAGCATCGCTGATATAGACATGGATGCTATGGCTCTGATAGCTACAGTAGTAGTCAGTGCTTTTGCTAGTGTTGTTAAGTCAGGTGTAGCTCAGAAGCTAGTGGGAGATGATTCTGCTAGTCTAGTAACATTAAAGCGCGACCCAAAGACAGGTCGATTTATGAAAAAGGAGAAGAAGTAATGGCTAGTATCGAAAAGAACGGCAAGAAAGCAAGTGCGGTAGGTGTACCTGCTGTGTATGATGCACCTAAACCCAAGAAAGCTAAAGCAAAAAAGTAACACATAGTTTATTATGTTTACAGGCTACCCTCTAGCCTGTCTTCAGTGCTTAGTGGAGGGGGTTGGTCTCCACCCATTCCCCCCTCCACTAAAAACCTGCTATATTAGAACTAGTTGTTAAGTGTGGTTGCCTTTTACACCACTACTTGCAATCCTTTCTGGTTGGGTGTGAGAGGTATCGCCACCGCGATAGTCAAATGTTTACCTGCCTCTCACAGTCAATCACTCCATTGATTACAGAACGAAGCTACGTTACAGTACTTGAGACATCTGCGTGGCTCACCTATGCGAGTCTCTACATGATGGTCTGAACGAGTTTTTACATTCAAGTTCATCCATGTAGTAGCTGCTTCCTGAGAGAGAAACTTATCCCCCTTCTCATCTGTCGCGCGTACTGCACTCTTGCGTCCTTGTTTCATTACCGCATAGGTAGTGGGTTCTTCCCATCTCTCATGTGGTAGGCATAGAGGTAGATTGGTATCAGATTCTTCAGATGCTTGAGCATGTAGATTGACACGCCATTCTAAATACTCCTGAGCTTTTGATGCTGACCACAGTGGTATGTCTACACGCTGCGCCCTGTCCTGTGGGTAATCTTTCTCACGAGTAGCTCTGGCTTCAGACCAGTCACGGAACAGATATACAATCTCTAGCCCATTAACTGCCCAACCATTCTCTCTAGCTAGGTGAGCATAGATGTTGAGTTGCTGCTCTCGTTCTTCCTTGATACCCATGACTACTTCCCATGTGGACACACGCTTGTAGTCTTGTATGACTCCGCGCTTCACATCGTAGTAGTCGATAGCCCCTGAGATAGTGTACGTACCCACCTGTACTTCAAGGCGTTTCTCAATCAAGCCTACGTCTTCTGAGACTTCGGCTTGTTCCAGTAATGAATGCACTGCCTTGCCATCAAACTGATAGAGCAAATCAGCACAGTCTACTGTGATGTCCTCATAGTGTCGCTTTGTAAGCTGCTTCACACGAGGTGAATCTATGAGTTCTGTTGCACTAAAGTCAGCACTACCCTTCGAGTAGTTATCTGATGCTAGTACTTCTACTATTGGCTGTGGTAAATTCAGCCTGTTTGTTACCTTCATATGTATATCCTTTCTGTACATATTTTATCCTGTATTGTCGGGATGGAAGGAGGCGATGGGGAGTGTAAGGTCGGTAGGTATGGTATGGACAGGACGTGTCTCGCATTGGAGTGTCGAAATGATCCGACAGGTGACGGTGAGTAATGTCGATGAGTAATGTTCCGTGAGGGCAGGGGTCGGATAGTCGGAGAGGCTAGTTCCGTTTTGTTTGGTTTCGTCAATATGTTCTGACCCGTGAGAACGCGTACCGAATAGTCGGTAGGTGGTGATTAGGGGAATACCGTTTCGTGCTGTCTGGTTCCGTCCTGTCGACCAGTACTGTGCCGTTGAGTGTGTGGTGCGGTCTCGTTCCGTCGGCGTGTAGAGTTTAGATGAATGTCGGCGCGTTGCGTTCTGTCGGTTAGTTGAGTGACGGCGGGTAGCGTTTTGTCGTTATGTGTAGTTCTGCGCAGTCAAGTTATGTAGTGTTTTGTCGGTATGGAGAGGGGGGTATGCCCCCTCCCCATTATGTTAGGACTTAGCTGCTTCGAGCACCACCTTCTCTGCTTCGGCAACGATACCAGATGTCTCTGGTACATCGTCTATGCTTACTGGCTCAAGTGCCATCGTATCAAAGCGACCATGTTGCATAGAGCGCATAGCTCCGATGCCCTGTTCTTCCATACAAGTCAGCAGTTCTCCGTATTGGTCAAGTGTTAACGCAGGTTGTCCACCCTTATCGTTTAACTTTTGTCCAGTCTGAAGTACTTTCAACTCTTTAATGTGGAATGTTAAGGTTGGTCGATACGCATACTCCGAGTAGCCTAATGTACTACGTGGACCTTGTGGTCCAGTAACGTGACCTATCACAGTCTCGATACCATCAGGTTCTTGTATCCCTAGATACACCTTGTCCTCTATGACCATCAGGCGTTCTGAGATAAAGCTCTTGAATCCTTTCTTCGTAGGACCAGTACGTACACCACCCCATAGAATGTTTGTAGATTCTTTGAGTGCTGCTTTTAGTTGTCGCCCTTCTATGTACAAACCACGCTCATCAAACTTGAACCCGTTTGTATTCTTGACGGCAGCGAGGTCACTTGATGCATCGTTCTGCATGTCAATGAGTCGCTCTAATCCCTTCTCATCTTCGTATTCCTCACGCTTAGCTAGGTCATAGCCTAGCTCAAGCAATGTGTTATACAGCTGTTGTTTGGTTTCTTCCTCATTGGAAGTTCCCATTTTTGTTTTCAACCAACCCTCAATAATCTTCGGGTCTTTTGGTACACCACCCATGAGCTTTTCACGTAATGAAATAGTTACCTTGTAGTGGTTCCAAATGTTTGCCTTCTTCGCGAATATACCTGCCATTGTTTTAGTCTTCCTTTCCTGTGACTAATTCGTTTAGTGCGTCGAGGTCTTCTTCACTAGCAATATCAGATACTACTTGTGAATCATCCATCTTCCTTGCGAGAGCTTCCCAGAACATTGCATACCTACTGTGTAGGTCACCACGTTCTCGTCGTAACTCTGCTGCTGAATAGACATCGGCCTTAGTCATTTCACTAATGCGTTTGTACCTATCCCCAATCCATTCCATGCCACCCATACGAGAGGTGCGCATCTTTTCTATGCGGTCTACCATCTTGTTTGCAGTGATAGCCCTGTCACCGTACACAGTTTTCTGTCCTGCTCTACGTTGTGCGCCTATCACTTTTACTACTTCGCTGTATACAGCATTGTCGAACACATCATCTTTAAGAGATGTCCACCAGTCTGTATCACCATGAGTAGCCATTAATTCTTTAGCAAGGTCAGGTGCATACACCTCATCTCGCTCATTCAGTATCCCTCTAACTAGGGATCTCAGGGTCTCCAGACCCACTCCGTTCGTTGCCATCACATAATCCTTTCTGTGTATCTGTGATTTCTGTAATCAAAAAGAACCGAGACTTAGCTCCGCTAGTCCAGACCTTGATGACTCCCCCTGCTACCTTCCCCGATTCTTTTGCCGCCAGTGCGAGCTGCTTGTATGCCCCCTCCAACCAGTTGGGTACTGATTGTTGAGTTGACTTAATCTCGTACACTGTATCCACCGTTTCGACATCTGTGTGCGGTCGGGATTTGTCGAGGTTTCGTTTCCCTCCCACGATGGCTGCGGCTCTACGCTCATACTCCTTTCCTCTCCTTCGGTTATTCCGATTAATCTTTTTGCGCTTTGGCACAAACTCAGATTCTTTATCGACTTCTTTATTCTTGTGGTATCCCATACTTACTCCCATGCATGTACTACCAGACCTAACTCATGTGATTCCTTTGGATGCTCAGTAATCCACGTATGGCATGGTCTACAGACACAACGTAGATTATCTACATCTAGTATGCTGCCTCCACGCCCCCGTGTTTTTACCTCATGCACATCCACGCTCCTGTTACTGCACACTCCTTTTATGTCAGCTTCACATTTAGTACGGGTACTGAGTAACTCAGAAACTATTTTTCTTCGTTCCCTGTACTTCACCTCAGTTTTCTTAGACCGAGACCGAAGTTTACCTGTCCTTTTTAACGGAGACCTTTTCATATACACCTCTATTTACTGTTGAGTTGAGCCTTAAGCGAAACTCACACAGTCAATACACTACGCTTGACCGTAAGTGTTGGTACTATTATACTCGATAGTAGTCGTATCGAGTTCGACTCAACACTTAGAAGCTACTTTGCTGCACACTACGTTCATACCCTTTGTCATAATCAATAGGCGCTGGCGCTGATGATTGATGCAAACTGGTCAGTCCGTATATCTGTTCCTTGCCATCACGTTCAAGTGCTACAAACTCAGGGTTACCTGAGAGCAAGCCACTTGCAGTGCTCCTATGAATAGACATCGACGCTGAAATATCTTTCACTGTTGATGGTCCGTTCTCACGTAGGAACTCTATGACTTTTTCTTTGCGTGATGTAGCAAACTCAGTCAGCTCCAAGAACTCACCGTCGTATGCTTCACGCATGGTATGTATACCGTAGTCATCAAACTCCATAGCCCAGATAGGTAGCTTCACCTTCGGGATGTCATTTGCTTTTGTGATTTGCAATGCCAATCCAAGTTTATTGTGTTGGTATTGTTCCTCAGTTGTCAGTTGACATACTACGTCAGCACTAGCTAAGAACATTTGAGAACCAAACACAGTCTCGGTATTACTCTTAGGTGTATGTGCTATCCCTAGCCATGACACGCCTAACGAGTTCAAGTGATCCATGATTGCATTCGCATCTTCATCGTTAGTGAGTCCCAATCCTGCACGACTGATACTATCTAGTATCACTAGCTCAGCATTGTGGTGCTCAATACTTTTCTCGATGCTGTTCTTTACACGTTCTAATGTCCAGCCCTTGCGGTTAATCATCAGTGGTTCTTGATTGTAATCAAGTCCCAATGCCCTGTTCACCGCTCGCATCCTACGTATGACACCATCTTCATCTCGTTCAAGATTCACAAAGATGACATTACGTTTACCACGTACATCGAATACATACTCGATGTTGTGTTGAATGCTTTGAGCAAGCATCATGGTGAACCATGACTTGCCCTTCGCAGGTTCCCCATACAAGATGGTTCCTGCACCATTAGCTAACAGGAATGGATTGACTATGTACTCTGGTAAAGAGAGTTCACCGTCAATGTTCACCCAACTTGCTAATGTGGATGCGCTATTCGCATCCCACAATCCGATACAAAACTCATCAAACCTATGGTTCAGTGCGGCTGCGCTTATCAGCTCAGTCTTGCCTGTATTCAGTTGCTTGTGTGCCTTGTTAGCCATGCGTTGTCTAGGGTCTAGACGACTCAGGTTAAACTGGTCGGCTGCTAAGAGTACATCATTTATAAGTATCTGTACCTCAGCATGTGCGCCTGTCTTTTCCAGTCTAATCTTCTCGGCCTTGAACTTCAGTAAGGCTTCGCCTCCCTCAAGTTCTTCCGTGTACGATAACCCGTCAGGGTTTCGCTCGTACTCTATTTTCTCCACCATTCAGTACTCTCACTTTCTTGCACAGGTTCGTCAGTAGGCACAGGTATGTCCTCCTGTACTGTACCCATGCATCTACACGGTGTATCTGTTTCGGAAAGGAATTGACTAGACCCATCAGTCCAGACAAACCGAGCGCAACCATCACATACGTACTCATACCTAGCTAACTCAGGTAGATGAGCGATGCGTTCTCTGCGTTCGCGCAACCCTTTCTGTAACGGTGATTCTACAGGCTTACAACAATCGCTGTTGTTTGGATGGTTGTGGCACACTGTAGTACACATATTTACCTTTCCGTACTCGTTCAAGCTCACCATTCTCTGCCATTAACCGAGCTACTCGGTCACCAGACGTACCAAGCCAACCCCAAAATGTATCTACCTTCTGTAGATTCCATGATGGGACAGGCTCAGCAGACTGAGACACAACCTTGAGAATAATCTCACGTTGCGTTCTCATTATGACTTCACCTGACTTTTCCACGTACAAAACTTAACTACCTTAACGGTTCCGTCAGGGTACTCAACCTTTTGTGGTGGATTAAATGGGAACGTACAGAATGTACCACCGTATTGGCTAGGCTTCGGGTCACGGTCTGGGTGATCGGGACATCGTTCCTCACCACCAAGAGCCACCGCTTCCTGTACCATGTGACCGCCTTCGGCCTGTGGTTCCACAGCTTGTGCATCTTGTTGGGCTACAATCTCTTGCGCTCCTGTCTGAGCTGCTTGAATTTCATCAAACGCATCAGTGTATGCAATGTGCCATGACAAGGCGGTAGCTATACCACCATCAGGGTCACTCGCATCCAGTGTGATTTGTGAGTATGGAATACCCTCAATCCCAAAGGTTATTGTGTTTACTTTCGGCTCAATTTTCTCAGCCATCTACGATCCTTCCTTCGCCAGTGCATCTAGTTCTTGAGTGTCAATCATCCACTCGCCTTCTATGTTCTTATGCCCTGTCAATTTATTACTTTGTATCCAGTGGTATACCGCAGTCCGAGAGACTCCACATAACTTAGCTGTGTTACCTAGTGTCATGCTTCCTGCGTTATAGTTCTCCAGAGTTTTTTGCCATGAATCAAGATGTGCTGTGAGCATTAAGCGTACATTTGTACGATACCGTTCTCTCCAGCCATGTCCTGCTACTGGCATGTGTAAATCTACACCCACTACTGCTCCGTTAAATGTCTCAGCTAACCATACATCGAAGCTCTGCTCAAACAGTTCTACGATATCGTCAACTTCCATTTCTACAGGTAGCACTATGTCTAGATTTAATTTATGTAATTGTCTAGGCATCATCAAACTCCGTTCTCTCACGGCAGGTTATATACCACCTATTTGAGTCTGAAATTTGACTCCATACCACTGCGTCACCGCCTACTTCTTCCGCTGCTACACGTAAGATATCTAGTAGTTCAGCTACAGTGGGTGAGTTGATATGCACTGACAGATACCTATCAGAGCTTTCCTTCTCACCTTTCAACACATGATTCGTGTCGTATGTCACACGTTTCTGCGTTGTAGAGTTCACACTAATCTCCATTCGCGTCTCCCTTCAAGAGTTCTTCAACTGCTTCTATGGCTTGTGTTGGATCTATATCTATCCCTTGTAGCTGCATTTTCCTGCGGAGTTCTCGTTCAATTCGGTTAGTACGTACTCGTATTATCCGAACAGAAAACTTAGAACTACACGCAATCATTCGCAATCGCGCAGGTTTATACTTAGATTCCCAAAACAAAGACTCATCCCAATCCATATCTATAGGTGGAACTACTGTTATAGATTTGGTTTCGGCTATCAACCTAATCCTCCCGTGAGATATAAGGCTTTCCCATACAGCCCACACGTCAGACTTTCTATCTAGCCCTGCTTTTTTCGCAGCATCTATAGCTTGCTTAGGTGTATGACCTACACCCCAAGACTCGCCTCCTATACATATGTATTCTGCTACCTCATCATCTGACGTATGCGTATCATCGTCAGTGAATATCGGATTTGTTTTATCCACTCGCACTCCCTTCTGGATACCATTCTTCATCTGCATTCTCATACCACTCGCTTAACAGCGACTTTAGATCTGGGTCAGTGATGTCATCGCACGTACACACGGGGTCTTGATTCCCATCGTATGGCGTACCGCATTCTTCACAGTCCCATCTCCCTGCTAATTGCATTAGCAATCCTTTCTCCAACAGTTGAGTGTTGGTAGAGAGACTGAAACACGGTGCTCGTTGGCATACAACTGCGCTGCTTCAGCCCCTTTACCAGCTCTCAACTACTCTCTCTCTACCCCTCTCCCTTCGGTCGAGGGGTGAGAGAGTAGTAGTTGGTTTATCGAACTGGCACTAACTCGTTGAGATACTTTCCAGCGAAAGTCTCAACCTCATGCCGCCTGTCGCTATGCATGTTACGGGCTGTAGCTGTCATCGACTGCACCATACCGAATACTGTTTGCTGCGCCTGTGCTAACTCATACAAGATGTTGGTAGACTCAGCTTCCGTAAAGAACTTAGTTCTTTTTAGAATTTTGACTGGCTCGTCAGCTAAAGCTGTTTCATTAGCAGCCTCAAGCTGTCGCTTCCATGTGTTAAACATCTCATCACTAAGGCAACCTTCAATGGCATCTTCAGCTTCGCTGAGAATTACTTCTGCTTGCTTTAGGATTGTACGACTAGACAACTGACCTAACGGTAAGTCGGAGCCTCTATGTACTTTGTGCATAGCACCCTGTTTAACTTCCTTAGTACCCATGATTAAACCATTGGTACAAACCCAACGAAACAAGAATGGCTTCACATCTACAGCACCCATGCCTACCTCAGAGTTGCTTACTCTGAATCCGAATGTGTGTGTGTCCCCGTCATTCAAGTCAACGGTTCGATTTGGCATTAAGTATGTGAGCCTCATGTGAGTATCAGATACATCAAATCGGTGTGGAAAAGCTCCTACTGTAGTCGCTTTTTGTAGCGTCGTTAACGCTACATCGTAATTGTTTACGATCTTGTATCGAGAACTCAGAAAAGATCGTAAGAAATCTTTTCTGGTTCTTAAGAGATACGAAGTGTCTTCGTCTTTCTGTCTTAACCAATGATTCACATTGGTAGCCCATAAGTCTGGTGCTGTAAGCAGCTTTCTCCCATAGTGGAGACCGATATCAGTACCAGTTTGGAAGATTTGATTATGTGCATGGTCCTGTATGTGAACCAAGAACTGCGAGGCATCTCCGATGCCTAGATTTACATTGATAAGAGGCTCATAAGCCTCTCCAATTTGCCCCACCTGAGCGGTGATTGAATGAGATGGTACTACCATATCGACACAACTCTGCTGAAAATCAGCTAACGCTGTTAGCCTATCGGTGATTTGTGGGACTGTCATTACATGTGTTTGTGCTGTTGTCATTTGTAATCCTTTCAAGATTAACTATACACTGTCGGAAAGTTAAGCGCAAGTATGCCATTCGCATGACACACTTACGCTTAAGTCCCTGTTATGCCTTGATGGGGTCAAGGCCGTTGGCTTTGCCAAAAGCTGCTAGGATATCTAACAGTCTCTTCTGGTCATCCTCATCTATGATGGCTCCCTCATCTGCCGTTGTATCAACGACATCAACGACATCAATCTCTGGCTCAACAGACTCCATTGAGTCTGTAAGCTGAACCACAATCGGTTCACCATCAGGAGCTACAAGCTCCTTGTCTCCAACTCGAAACTTTTTCTCAGCCTCAGCTGTAGCTGCGGCTACACCTGCTGCATAGCCTCTGTTGAACCACACTGAACGAACCATCTTTGGTCTGTTCATAGGTGTGTGGGCATTTATGTTTTTGTGAGCTGCTTTCGCTGCTGCCTTCAACATTTTTCCTACGGTCTCTGTACTAAAATCTACTCTGTTTGCCATTGTTTACAATCCTTTCAAAAATTGTGTTTAGTTTTTTGTTTACGCTAGGGTCGTTAGCTTATCGGCTTTCCTTTCTCTTACTCTCTTTACTCTTTATTCCCTTCACTTCGTTCAGGGATAAAGAGTTAGAGAGTAGTTACTGCTCCAAATCGTTTCGGATGAACTCACTGACCAGCCCTATCAGAGATAGGGCAATTATTGGTAATAATATAAGTGCAATCATGCCTGAGCCTCCTTTACATACTTAACTTCTTCGTGATTGAATGTAGCTCTACACTCTGTGCATAGGTGGTAGATGTTTTCTGGATCAATATCTTCTTGACGAATATCGCTTAATTGTTGGTGAATTTCACCAATCAAATCATTAATTTCAGTTCTTGCGTCATTGATATATGCTTCTGCGTCATCACTACCATCATATTTACTAACAGTAATTTTTACTTCATCACCACTGTCATACCAATCAACATCATAATCACCACCACCAATTACATCTTCTATAGAGTCTATAGATCCTTCTATCTCTCTAAGAGATGAGGTTAGATCGTCAGCTTTAGTTGACGCGAACATCCAAACGCTGCTCATATCAACCATAACTTCCATAACTGAGTGTTTACACTCACTACTAGCCAAGATTGTCTCGACTTCTTTTTGAACTACTGACTCACGCGTATCTGTAGCTGTAGCTACTTCATCCAGTATGGAATACTTGTTGGTTCCAGTTGAATACCATGAGTTGTTTAATGGGTTAGTCACGTAACCGCATCCTTTCTTTGCCTGACTTTAACGTTTGTAAAGCCAACACGATTCACAACCGAAGTTATGGATCGTAGTGGTTCAACAAATCTATTTGATTGAAATAATTTTCAATCTTTTATCATCTTCTACACAATATTCATCTCTACAAGGGTCAGCATTACAGTCATTAGATGGAATCCAATCATTGTCACATCTTTCTACCAGAGAAATGTATTGAACAAAGCCGCCGTTGATAATTAGTTCTTGTGAAACAAGAGCCATAGCATTATTTCTAGCCCTAAAACCCTCTGGCACTGTAACTTTGTATGTATCTCCACCTTTAGCCTTCCAAATCCCTTCATTTACGACACAATCAGTGTCGTAATTCTCTAAGTCTTGAGTGTAAATTCTGTATGTTTGGTAGGTCATATTTAATCCTTTCAAGATTGCTTTTTTTTTAAAACTGCCAGTTGCTGCTGTTGTACGGAAGTCTTTCCATAGTTTCATCAAACTCTTTTTCGATAGCTGATTTAAAGCGATCCCAATCAAAATTGGGATTGTCTGCTTCAAATATGGAACCCAATCTGTCAGCTATTCCAGTAATAGCTCCTTCAAGAGCTAATTTTGGATTGGAGTTATAGCTAAAAGCAAGTTTAATAGCATGAACTTCTCCAAGTGCTTCAGCGATTGCTTGATAGTGCTTTCTTGTCATTGCCATTTCGTTTCTCCGTTTCACTTTATCTTTCAATCTTCCTCATTCTCAGACCGTAGGGATGAGGGAGATTGATAAGATATTCTTTTTGATTGATTTAGAGTGTGTCCACGTCTTTCAGATTTTCAATTCCTAATCCATCTTTACATCCTTTCTTCAGCTAGGACTGAATCAGTCCAATCGGTTGGTAAGAAAATTGCTTCACAGCAATCACACTTTCCACTCTCTTCACAGTGGAAGATTTCGTTTAAACCGTCAATTTCTGGCTCCATGCTTTTCCTTTCGCTTTTGCTCTATTCTTTTTTCCATCTACAGACCGAAGGGATGGGAAAAAGGAGAGAGTTTTCTTTAATGATTATTTTGATTAAGATGTGTGTGTAGCTAAGTCTCTCGTTTGGTAAAAGATGTCAGCGACATCTTCTAAGGGGAGGTAACCAAGAACATCGTCATGACGGTAGTCATAACCATCTAAATGAACAAAATCACCAGTAGAATCTACTCTTATAGCTATTTCATATGGCTGATCTTCATTTCCATAAGCACTAACATAAGAACAATGGAAAGATATAACACTCATAAAATATCCATTTGGGAATAGATATCCTTTGCAATAATTACAATCATGTCTAGGTACTTCATAAAGGCTGCCGAAATCGCCAATCAATCTTTCTTCTTTCAGTTCTTGCCTATAGGCAATAACTTCTTCGGTGGTTTTTAGTTCATCTTCAAATGGACTGTTAGTCCATTCGTCACCAAGTCGGTGATTTTTCATTTCAGCTCGAAGCTGTATCAGCTTTCGGTGGTGATTTTTCCAGTAACTATCTTCAAAATTCTTAGTCATTTGCTTACCCTCTACTCTTTAAACATTCATCCATTACTCTTTTTTCTGCACTCTTTTCCCACTGTTTAGCAGTCATAGTTGCTTTAGACATTTCCATAGCTCTTATGATGTTTTCCCAATTCGGTGTTAAATCGATTGTGATTGTTTTGCTTGCCATGCTTCACTCCGTTTCCGCTGTTCTCTCTATCTTTTTTTCATTTACAGACCGTAGGGATGGAAAAAAGATTTAGAGAGTTCTTATGATTTATTTTGATTAAGATGCGTGTGTACACTCGTCTATAGGTTCTAAACAATCTATACAAGTAATCACTCCGTATTCATCAATCGACATATCTCCAATAAATTCATAACTAGGTCCATTTGTGGCTTTTCCTACAAAATTAACTTCGGCTTCGATATCAAATCCATCAAATTCACCATGCATATCTTGTAGTTTTTCAATTACTACATTTAGTAACTCAAACCAGTTATCCATATGACTTCTTGTATTACTGAAATAACTAAGCTCATACAAGCCGTTAGCAATTTGATCCGTTATTTCGTTCAAGTTTTTGTCATTCATTTCGCTGCTCCGTTTCCGTTTCGGCCCATTTATCTGTCTTGGGACCTTTCATCTTCAAAGCGAAGCGATGAAAGTCCTAAGATAGATATTGTTTTGACTGATGAAGATGTTAAGAGTTCTTCTGAAGAGGGATTTCGGCAAAAATCGGTGAAAAATTGGGGCAAAAATCGGCTCGGTTCATGTGCACATACATATGTGTGTGCGCACCACCACGCGTGATTTATGTATAAAATATATATATACTAAACGTATATATATATTCTTATACATAAATCTTCCTGTACAAAAAACATTCTGTTTTTTGTCTACGAACTCCAGTGGATTAAGCTCTGCTTGTTTGAGAAATTCAGATCAAAAAATTTTTCAAAATGAGTCTTTTCGAGGCTGTCAAGTGGGTAGGCTAACTGACACGATTTAGCTTTTCGGTTTGGGGGCTTTGGGGGCTTTTTGGGTCTTGCTACTGTAGTAGTGAGCAGATCAGAAAATCGACGTAATAGGGGCTGTGTGCTTGCTGAGTGCATGCAAGTTACCCGAAAGGTATAAAGACACTCCCGAGAGATTTAAGCGCCAGAATTCGCCACTGAGAGCCGATTTAAGTTTCTACTAGGTCAATAGGGGCTAAAAATTGGGCAAAGAAAAAGCCCCCCAATTTTGGGGGGCTAAATCAAGCCCTAGGGGGCTAGCTGTTTAGGCTATTTATTA